GAGACCATTTGAACCGCGAAGAGGTTCAACTCTGGTCGAACAGCCTCAATTATTCTGTGGGGCTATTAAAAAACGGCCTGATGTGATTACCCTACCATATTTGCGGGCAGTATACACGGAATTGCAAGAAAATGCAAAGAAAAACCACTGATAAGTTGTGCCTTCCTATTCTTCTAACCTCATACGGAAACTGTAGTATTTTACGCTTTTTAGATACAGTTGGGAAAAAATTGATTTCCGTGCCCCTTAAATGATTTTATTTTTTAGTGCTGAATAGTTACAATTTTTTTATTTTATTTGACCTATTTTCATATTTACTGAAAGAAGAGCTTTTGTCGGCAGTTCTCGACCAGAATTTATATATATCAAAATCTTTATCTTCCAGTTTTTTTAAGCAATTTTTCTCCTTTAAAAAATCGCTTTTAAAATCACTGTTTGATTTACTGTTGAGCAATTCTTTTATATTTTTGATTGAAGTTGCATATATGATTTCATCTTCAAAATTATTTACTTGAGGAATTAAAACCGTCTCGATGTTTTCCCGCTGAAGCATATTCAGATTTTCATAAAGTGTATGCTCCGTATCAGCGGCATCCGTATCAAAAACTATAATAACTTTATCAGCAATAGCAGATTTAAAATTTAATAGATTTGAAGTTGGAAAAGTATTAATAATAGCCCCAAAAAAAGTTGCAGAGGCTACCTGGACTGATGAGATAGTAAAGTGGGACCATTTATCCCTACTAAAAACATCTCTTGTTTTAGGGGGTCTACAGAAGCGTATAAAGGCACTTGCAAAAACAGCAGATATTTATGTCATAAATCGTGAGAATGTAACTTGGTTAGTTGATTATTATAAAAATGCATGGCCATTCGATATGGTGGTACTTGATGAATGGTCTAGTTTTAAAAATCATCAATCAAAAAGATTCAAAAGCTTAAAAGTCATTAGGAATAAAATAAACAGAATAGTTGGACTTACTGGAACACCTGCGCCAAATGGGCTTATAGACTTATGGGCTCAATTGTATTTACTGGATCAAGGTGAAAGACTAGAAAAGACTATTGGAAAATTTAGAGAAAGATATTTTGAATCTGGGCAAAGAAACAGAACAGTAATTTTCAACTATGATGCTAAAGAGGGTTCAAATGAAGCTATACATGAGAAAATAGCTGATATCTGTATATCTATGAAAGCAGAAGATTATCTGGAACTACCCGACATAATTTATGAGCAAGTTCCAGTGGTTTTAGACAGTAAAGCTAAGAAGTCTTATGATGAACTTGAAAAGAAAGCAATACTTGAACTTGAAGACACTGAGATAACAGTTGCAAATGCAGCAGCCCTATCTAACAAGTTACTACAGTTAGCAAATGGAGCTATTTACAATGAGAACAGAGAAGTCTTTAAGGTGCATGATTGTAAAATTGAAAGATTTTTAGAGTTGATAGAACAATTAAATGGGAAACCTGCTTTAGTATTCTATAACTTTCAACATGATAAAGACAGAATAATTGAAGCTTTAAAAGATTCTAAACTAAGAATAAGGCTTTTGAAAACTCCACAAGACCAACTTGACTGGAACAAAGGAGAAATTGATATTCTATTAGCCCACCCAGCTAGTGCAGCCTATGGGCTTAACTTACAAGCTGGAGGTAATCATGTAATATGGTTTGGACTTAACTGGAGCTTAGAATTATATCAACAAGCTAATAAGAGATTGCATAGACAAGGGCAAAATACATCACTTGGTCTGTAAAGAGACTAGAGATGAAGATGTCATGGAAGCATTACAGAATAAAGGAGATGTTCAGGATGCACTTGTTGAGAGTTTGAAAGTAAGAATTAAGAAAGTTAAGGAGGAAAATGAGAAATGAGAATAAGAGCACCCAAGAATTTTGAAGATATATTAGGGCTACAAGCAATACTTGATGAAAGAATGAATAATACTAGAGAAAGAACAGAAGAAGATATTAAATTATCTTTAATAGCTGAATTAATTGAACTTAATGAAGAAACAAAATACAGTCACAAAACTTGGAAAACTAAGGAATACAATAGAGATAAAGAACTAGAAGAACTAACTGATGTTTATTTCTTTTTTGCACAACTAATAAATAATAAAAGGGGAGATAGTCGATTTAAAAAAGAATATTATTGTCGTGAATTTGAACTTTTTCCAGGTTATTATGCAGGCAGTCATTTTACAAGATTAATCTATAATTTGACAGATAATAATTTTAGATGGTTTTTTTGTGGTTTATTAACTTGTTCTGTAAAACTAGGCTACACCAAAAACGACATATTAAACTGCTACTGGGAAAAGTGGCAAAAGAATATGCAAAGAATAGGGAAGGAGTGGAATTAATGATAACAAAAGAACAAAAGATAATTTTTAGAAAAATGGAAGAAATATTAAGAAACTATCCTAAATATCAAAAAAGAATAAAAATGGAGATAGAAAATTTACAGAATCCACAACTTAAAAAGTCATGTGGACCTGGTGGGCAAGGTGGAAATAATTATGATTATAAAAGTGAAGTGGAGCAGATAGAGGAATTAAAACAAAGAATTTCTAATAATATTAGCAGATATAAGGAAATAATTTTTAGGATAGATGAATGCTTGAGTATGGTGCAAGACCATGAAGATTATGATTTTATTAAAATGAAATATTTTGATAAATTATCATATGAAGATATCGCAAATAAATTAAATATTCATATAAGAACAACTTATAGAATGAGAAATAACATACTAAGTGCTTTGGAAATACACTTTAAGACACAGAGATTAATAGAGTTTTAATAGTGTTTTGTCAAAACCTTGTCAAAACCTTGTCAAAAGAGGTGTATTGTTTTGTCAGTTTTTATGTGATAGTATGGTATCATATGAAATAAGTTTAGATGGCTTGGCTATAAGAAGTTAATCTTCTTGGCTATCTAGGGGTATGAAAATTCCTTCCTTATTTAAATATAATACAGTAGTTTAAGACTCTACTATAAAAAAAAGTCTTAATCTTATGGGACATTAGTTTTAAGGACTAGAATAACAGCGATTGATATTCATTGGTGCAAATCCAATATGTTCCACTTAATAAAATTATATCAATGCTTCTGTGGTTCGTATGAACAAGCTAAGGCTTTTACAGAAGTATTTTTTATTTAGAGAGGTTTTTATGAAAACATATAAAAAACATTTTGATATAGGTTTTAGAGATGGGCCAGTATTATTTGTACTTGGTAAATTATATATAGGAAGCTATATAGATACACATACGACCTTATTAAATAAAGTATTAGGGTTAAATTTAGAGTTTGAAACAGTTGAAGAAAGTTTAGATATAAACAGAAATTCAAAAGAAATAACAAGGTTTCAAGACATTGAAGGACAATGTTTGTTTGGAAACTTAGCACAAGGCACTATATACTGGGAACATTTTAGTAATAAGAAGTTATTGAAGAAAGTTGAGAAGTTAGAACCTGATTATAGGCATAAAATTTTAGCAGAAGTACAAAAACGAGAATAATTGGAGGTGAAGTAGCATTGAAATTAAATGCAAGACAAAAGGCTTTTTGTGAGTTTTATGTAGCTAGTGGAAATGCTACTGATGCTGCAATAAAAGCTGGATATAGTAAAAGCTATGCTAGAGATAGAATACACGCATTAATGAAAAGTATCGGCATAAGTCGGTATATAGAAGAATTAATGCAAAAGGCTCAAAGTGAAAGAATTGCAAGTGCAGAGGAAGTACTGCAAAACTTAACAGCGATGATGAGAGGTGAAATACAAGAAGAGGTTGTAGTGATAGAAGGAAATGGTGATTATAGTTCGTCTGCTTCTATCATAAAGAAACAAGTATCAGCTAAGGAGAGAATAAAAGCAGCAGAACTCTTAGGAAAGAGATATGCTTTATTCGCTGATAAAACTAAGATTGAAGGAACTTTGCCAGTCATGATAGTTGGAGAAGATGATTTAGATGAGTAAATTTATAAAAATAAGTTTACCTCAAATCGTTGGAAAGGGCTATAAATCGTTTTGGAACTTCAAAGGTAGGTATAAAGTAGTTAAAGGGTCAAGAGCTTCAAAAAAGAGCAAGACAACAGCTTTATGGATAATCTATAACATGATGAAATATAAGAATGCTAATACTCTTGTTGTAAGAAAAGTTTTTAGAACTTTGAAAGATAGCTGTTATTCAGATTTACGATGGGCAATAAATAGATTTCAAGTTCAAGACTACTGGGAATTAAAAGAAAGTCCACTTGAAATGACTTATAAACCAACTGGGCAAAAGATTTTATTTAGAGGTTTTGATGATCCGTTAAAAATTACATCAATTTCAGTTTCGGTCGGAAGTTTGTGCTGGTGCTGGGTAGAAGAAGCCTATGAACTAACAGATGAAACAGCATTTAATATGCTTGATGAAAGTATTAGAGGTATTGTAGAAGAGCCATTATTCAAGCAGATTATTTTAACTTTTAACCCCTGGAATGAAAGACACTGGTTAAAACCTAGATTTTTTGATAGGATAGCACCAAATATTTTAGCTTTAACTACTAATTATCTATGTAATGAATGGTTAGATGAAGCAGATAAAAAGTTATTTGAAGATATGAAAAAGAATAACCCTCGTAGGTATCAAGTTGCTGGACTTGGTAACTGGGGAATAGTAGATGGACTTGTCTATGAAAATTGGCAAGAGTTAGAATTTGATTGGAGAGAAATTTTAAATAAAAGACAAAAAGCAAAAGCAGTATTTGGGCTAGATTTCGGATATACAAATGACCCTGCTGCGTTTTTTTGTGGAATATTAGACCAGGAGCAAAAAGAAATTTATGTTTTTGATGAAATATATCAAAAAGGAATGCAGAATACGGCTATTTACAGCAATATAGAAAAATTAGGATTTAAAAAAGAAATTATAGTTGCTGATAGTGCAGAGCCAAAAAGTATAGACCATTTGAAAGGTTTAGGACTTTACAGAATAAAAGCATCTAAAAAAGGTAAAGATAGCATTAATGCGGGAATACAGTTTATTCAAGATTTTAAAATTTTTATTCATCCAAGGTGTGTAAATTTCTTAACAGAGATTTCTAACTATGCTTGGGATAAAGATAAGTTTGGAAAGTCAATAAACAAACCCATAGATGACTTCAATCACTTAATGGATGCTATGAGGTATGCACTGGAAGATTATATGAGAAATAACTCTGTAAGAACAATAGATAGAAATAGCTTAGGAATAAGGTAGGAAGGAGGATTAATGGATGTACAAGAATTAAAAGAAGCACTGGATGCATTTATAAAAAATGAATTGCCAGAGCTACAAAAAATGGAAGATTATTATAGTGGAAAACACAATATTTTAAATAAAAAAGATAGAAGTAATAAGAAAAAAGATACTAAATTAATTAATAATTATCCAGAATATATTACAACTATTGCAACAGCTTATTTCTTAGGAAAACCAATAGCTTATGCTTTACAAGATGATAAATTAAAAAAAGATTTTGAAAAGTTATCTGAATATTTAGCAACCGAAGAAGAACAACAAGAAAATTTTGAACACGCATCTAATTTGAGTGTGTTTGGAAAATCTTATGAACTTTGGTATAAAAATGTAGATAATACTATTGGAAATGTAGTTGTGGATCCTAGGGATTGTTTTATTTTAAGAGACAGCACAGTAAAGAAAGATATAACCGCTGCTGTAAGATGGGATAAAACTAAAAACAAAGAAGATAAATGGGTTTATAAGTTGGAAGTTTATGATAATAAAAATATTACGACTTATGAGTATATAACTGACACTGATAAAAAAGAAGTTCCATATGTAAAAGGAGCAACTAAATTACATGGATTTAATCAGGTCCCAATTATTGAATTTTTGAACAATAAAAGAGCTAATGGAGATTTTAAGAATGTAATTTCTTTGATAGATGGCTATAATGAAGCAACTTCAACCGCTATTGATGATATGAAAGATTTTACAGATGCATACTTAGTTTTAGTTAATATGGGTGGAACTACTGATGAAGAAATAGAAAGAATGAATAAAAATAAGGTTATGCTTATCAATGAGCAAGGCGATGCTAAATGGCTTGTTAAACAAGTTAATGATAGTTATGCTCAAAATAATAAAAATAGGTTAAACCAAGATATACATAAGTTTTCTATGATACCTGACATGCAAGATAAAGAGTTTTCAGGGAACAGTTCAGGAGTTGCACTGGGATACAAACTTTTAGCATTAGAGCAATTAGCAGCACAAAAAGAAATGTATTTTAAAAAAGCAATTAATCAAAGATTACAACTTATGATAGATTTTTATAACTTAAAAATAAAAGCTACTGATATCCAAAAAGTATTTACTAGAAATGTTCCTAAAAATCTTGTTGAAGCAGCAGACACAGCTCAAAAATTACAAGGAATAGTATCGCATGAAACTATTTTGTCTACATTACCTTTCATAGAAGATGCAAAAGGAGAATTAGAAAAGATAAAAGCTGAAGAAGATATCAATGCTGAAAAAGATATGAATACTCCACTTGGAGTTGGTGCTAATGGCTCAAAAGAATAGAGATTATTGGGAAGAAAGGCAAGTTAAAAGAGAAGCTAAGGCATTTACTAAAATACAAGATATTGAAAAAGAATATAAGATTGCACTTGAAAAGGCTAAGCAAAATATAAATAAAGAACTTAGTAGAATAGGTACAACTTATATGAAAGATAACAATTTAAGTTATCATGATGCTTTGAAACTTTTAAAAGGTGATGAATACAAAGTTTGGAAAAAAGATTTACATGATTATATGGCTGAATATAATAAACTTTTAAAAACTGCACCTTTGGAAGCTAAAAAACTTTATTTAGAGATTGAAACATTATCTACTAGAAGTCGTTTGAGCTATTTGGATAGTCTTAAAGCACAAGTAGATATGGAAATGGTAAAACTTATCTTTGGAGTTGAAGATAGTGCTAAAAACGGGTTATCATCAGTTTATAGAGATACTTTTATAGAAGTAACTAAAGACTTGGGTATTAATCCTATTGTCAGTAGAGATAAAATAAAAACAGTCCTGGATAAGCCTTGGAGTGGTGCTAATTTTTCTCAGAGACTTTGGAGCAATACAGATAAACTAGCTCAAACAGTAAAGCAAGAAATAGTTAATGGTATGATACAAGGGATTAATCTGAAAACTATGACTAAAAGAGTTTTTGAAAGATTTGAGACAGCTAAAAAGAATGATGTTGAAAGACTTTTAAGAACTGAGGTTAATTATGTTTTGAATCAAGCTACACTTGATGGTTATAAAGAAGCTGGAATAGAAAAATATGAATTCAGTGCTACATTAGATAGTAGAACAAGTCAAATTTGTTCTGAACTGCATGGAGAAGTATTTGAAATTAAAAAGATTGCAGTTGGATTAAATTATCCACCAATGCACCCAAGATGCAGAAGTACAACTATCCCTATTGTTGATTATGAAAGTTTAGCTAAACAAGCCCGAGATGAAATAGGAGAAAAAGATAACAATGATAATGAACCATTGACAAATGATGAAAATAAGAGTATAAATGAATTTAAAGAATCTACATCTATAAAAGAAGCAAATGAATTTGCTGAAAAATTAGGACTAAGAGCTGATTATACTGGGGTAGATATAAGATGTGCTAATGAATGGAATAAAGGTTTGTATGATATGAAAGAAAAATTCCCTGAAATCTTAGAAACAATTCATTTTGTTGGTTCTAGCCAAAGTAGAAATAGGTTAATAGAGCAAGATGTATTAGATTATCTATTTTCTCAAAATTACAGCCAAATAGAAATAAATGCATTTTTAACTAAACTGAGGGAAGAAATTGGTATAGGAAAAACTGAATTTGCAGTTTCTATGACTGTTCCAAAAGAGTTAAAAAAAGAAGTGGTGTATAGAGTGATAGATAAGTACTCAGGGATAACTATGAATGCTAAATACTTTAAGGATTATGACAAGGTAATAGAAATCAGTAGGCAACAAGTAGAAACAAAAAATTCACCTATTGGTTGCGATACTGTTAAAGCTACTTTTGATCATGAATTTGGGCATAAAATAGATTATTTTTTAGGTTTAAGAAAAAATAGTGAAATAAGAAAAATGTGTTTGAAGAATTTACAGGAAGATGGAGAAAATTTATCATTGTATTCTGTTTACAATAAAGATATTCAAACTTGTTTTAACGAAACAATAGCTGAGAGTTGGAGTGAATATTGTAATAATCCTAAACCTAGGGAAATCGCTAAAACTATTGGAGAACTTATAGAAAGTGAATATAGAAAATTTAAGAAAGGGGAATGATTCCATGAAACGTTTATTATATAAATCTGAAATTCAGGGATATTGTAAAATGAATGGGACTTTATTAGAGATTATTGTTTCAAATCCACCTCAATGGGTTATAGATGAAGTTAATGAACATAACGAAGTTGAAAAAAAAAGAATAGAGGCTAGAAAATGGATGGTCCAACAAGGATTTCCTAAAATAGAAATAAATTAATAAATTATAAAGCACTGAGCTAAAAATGAACTGGGTGCTTTTTTTATTGCAAAGAAAGGAGGTATAGAGATAAATATTGTCGTACTGGTGGACATAAAACACCTGGATAAAATATAGTCAAACAGGACTTTAAACAGGAGGATAAAATGAAAAGATTTAATTTTAATATTCAACAATTTGCAGAACCAGGAGAACCAAAAACATTTACTCAAGAAGAAGTTGACAAAATGATTGAAACTAGACTTAAAAGAGAAAATGAAAAGTTTGAGAAGTTTAAAACTGAACTTGAAAGAAAGCATAATGAATCTATTGAAGATTATGAAGAAAGAATTAAAAATGCTAATCTTACTGCAGAAGAAAAGCACAAAAAAGAACTTGATAAACTTCAAAAAGACTTAGATGCAAAGAATGCAGAACTCTCAAAAATAAAGACAGATGAAATCAAAAGAGCTTCTGAAGCAAAAGTTGACTAATCTAGCTAGCGGGGAATTGGCAGCTGTTGTAGTATTTTGGATGAATTTTTTCTTGCTTAAAAAATGGATTCTCACTACTAAAGCCTTCATTTCTATTTCTTTCTCCTTGTTTCTCCTAACTTTTATCTTGATACAAGGCTCCGTTTTTTGGTGGATTTTAATCAAGAGGATTTC